AGCAAGACACTGCAAGATCAAAACGTATTGCATCCATGAAGCGTCTTAAACAGTCTGGCAAGCCAGAAGATGCGGCTAGTCTGTTTGAGGATTTTGTAGAACTTTAATATAGGAGGCTAACATGGCCCAATTAACCCCGAATCTTCGGCAGACGTATGGAGCGGTAGGAATCCGCGAAGACCTGTCGGATATTATTTATAACATTAGTCCGATGGACACGCCGTTTATGAACGGTGTTGGCAAAGGTTCTTGCAACAACACTCAGTTTGAGTGGCAGACTGACGAACTTACTGCCGCCGCCGCTAACCGGCAGGTGGAAGGTGACTCGCCAGATGCGATTGCTGTGAGTGAGCCGCGTCGATTGTCCAACTACACCCAGATTAGTCACAAAACTGTGATGACTTCTGGTACTGCTGAAGCCGTTGACTTTGCTGGTCGTCGTTCTTCGCAGGCTTATCAGTTGGCAAAACGCGCCAAAGAGATTAAACGTGATATGGAGAAGATGCTTCTCGATAACACCGTGAAATCTGCTGGTTCGGCTGGTTCACCCCCGACGGTTCGCGCCACGGGTGCGTTTAACTCTTGGGTCGGAACTGCATCGACCAGTACGTCTAACATCATTGATGGTAGCGCCTCACCTGTTGCCGGTCTTGCTAACGCCGGTTCTGGTTCACCTGCTGTTGGCTACCCTGACGGTGGTACGGTTGCTTCTGCATCTGGCCCTGCCGTTTCCCTTACCCTTGACATGATTAACCTTGCGGTTTCCCGTGTCTGGGACTTGGGCGGTACGCCTGATGTGATGATGTGTTCTGGCGCTCTGAAGCAAACCATTTCTGGTCTTGGTGCTTCGGTTGTTGCAGACCTTCAGAAGAACGTGGGCGACAGCGCGGCTACTGCGGTTAACGCGGTTGACGTTCTGGTGACGGACTTTGGTACGTTCAAAATCGTGCCGAACCGTTTCTGCCTTGCTAACCAAGTGTACATCATTGACTACGATTTGTGGTCGCTTGATTACTTGCGTCCGTTCAAAACCGAAACCCTGTCCAAAACTGGCGACGGCATCAAACAGATGATGATCGCTGAGTACGGTCTTCGTGCTAAAAATGGTAACGGCAACGGGTTGATTCTCGGCGTTAAGTAAGGAGTAAGGTGATGGGGGCTTCGGCCCCCTGATCTCTTTATGTTTTTATACAATTCTATACCAACAGTAGTTGTACAGGATAACGTAGCATCCCCGCAAGAATGTCAGTATCTAATTAATCTTGCAGAAAGAATTGGCCTACAAAAGAATAAGGTTAACGGTAAGGGAAAGCAAATAGAAGATGACAAGATCAGAACTAGCGAGGGAGTGTTTATACCTTCTGGGTCTGACCAAACATTAGATGAAATAGTAGAAAGGTTATCAGCAATAGCAAGAGTTCCATCTTCTAGGGCAGAACCAATTACTATACAAAGATATACGGTAGGTCAAGAGTACAAGCCACACTGGGATGCTTGGCCCACTGATGCAAAAGTTGAGCAACCTCATGAGATGAAGGATGCTGGCAATAGGAGCGTAACCCTGCTTCTTTATCTGAACGATTCAGACGGTGGGTCTACTGGATTTCCAAATTTAGGTTTTGTAGTTCAAGCAATGCAAGGACGAATACTTATGTTTGGCAATCTTGATGAAAACAAAGAACCTCATCCACTATCACTGCATATGGGTATGTCTCCAGACAGCGGAGAAAAGTGGGTGATGACAATCTGGTTTAGAGAGCATGAATACAAAAAAGGAACTACGAGAAGCACTGAAAGCAAAAGAACCAAAAAAAGAAAAGGCTAAAAAACAAAAGCCACTACAAGAACAGATGGCAGAAATTTGCAGAGGAGAAAATCAAAAGTATCATGTCTAAACGATCAGCAGAAAAGTGGCAAAAGTTTATTCCAGAAGATGACGGCGGATTTACTTTAGAAACGTATCAAGACCCTACAGCAATCCTTAATAACAACAAAATAGATTATAACAACTACGGAGACAAAAAGACTCCGGGTAAAATGGGCGAGGGTATACGAGTAGCATCTATTCCTATTACTATATGGGAAAAATGGATGCAAGAAACAAACGGCGCAATTCAAAGCGATACCAATCTACTTAAGAAATATCTTAACGATCCTGATAACAAATACTTTAGGACAACTCCTACGAGGATTTAATTATGTGGCTATACCAACCTACATTCACTGGTAATAACCAACTGCCTATCATTAACAACCGAGTATGGTTTGCAAGTAAGAACAGTTAATGGCTATATCTAATTACACAGAACTCAAAACTGCGGTAGCAAACTGGTTAGATCGTGACGATCTGACTGACCGCATACCTGAGTTTATTGCACTAGCGGAGGCTCGGTTTAATCGGGTTCTCCGTATTCGTGCTATGGAGTCTAAACAGACTGCATCTACTGTTGCAGGCCAGCAGAACCTTGCATTGCCTGCGCGGTTTGTACAAATGCGTAATGTACAGATTAATACCAGCCCAGTAACCCCAATGCAGTATGTCACGCCTGAGATATTTGACAGACTGTATGGCGGATCATCAAGTGGTACGCCTAAGTTCTATACTGTGATTGCTAATGAGTTGCAGTTAGGCCCGACACCTGACAGCGTACAGACTATTGAGATGTTGTTTTATGAAACCTTTACTGCGCTGTCTGATGCCGCTCCCACTAACTGGGTAATTACTAATGCACCAGATATTTATTTGTACGGGTCGTTGATGGAAGCAGAGCCGTTTATTATGAACGATGCGCGTATACAGTTGTGGGCTACTGGATTTCAAACTGCTGTAGGAGACATCCAAGAGCAGGACAACAAGGATCGTCACTCAGGCTCCGCGCTTAGAGTGATGAACACTGGTGGTTATTATTGACGGCTCCTATCACATGGGCGGAAGCCACATCTCCGATATACTGGAGTAATATAGGAATTAACTGGAACTCTCCTGCTAAGGGTGAGTCTCCATCTTTTGCTGTAGATGCTGGATATACGACAGGCGGTACATTAGATATAGGGTCATCGGCATCTTATGGAGTAAACGTAGGCGATACAAAGTCTGGAAAATTAAATGCAGCAGCCGCCGCTAGTTATGCTGTAGACGCTGGATACACAAGTCTTGTAACGCTACAGATTCCTGCATCCGTTTCATTTGTTAATGATATGGGTTATGCAAGTCTTGGAATACTAACTAATGCCGTAGCATCTGCAACCTACGGAATACAAAATGACTACAGCGCAACAGGGTTGTTAAATGCATTAGCCGCCGCATTGTACACAGTAAATAACGGATTCACATCTGATAATTCATTTTTGTGGAATGACGTAAGCGATCCTAGCAGTACATGGTCTGCTGTATCTGACCCAACAACAATATGGTCTGACGTAAACGACCCAACAACTACATGGACTAGAGTTGACTATCCCCATTAAACCAGAAATAAAAGCCGACGGAGGCTTGATTATGCAACACGATACTAACATGGGCCTCGGCCTCAAGAACGTATGGACTATTGAGTGCTACGACTCTGAGGGTAATCTAAAATGGGGCGAAACCAAAAAGAACCTTGTTACCACGGAAGGGCTGAACCACGTTCTGTCAAGCACTCTTGACGGCGGTACGCAGATTACTACTTGGTATGTCGGGCTTAAAGGTACTGGCTCTGCCGCCGCTGGTGATACGATGGCTTCTCACGCAGGCTGGACGGAGAATACGGGCTACAGCCAGTCTGTGCGTCAGACCCTTACGTTGGGTACGGCATCTTCTGGTAGCATTGATAACACCGCAAGCAAGGCAACCTACTCGATCAACGCCACGGCTACGATTGCTGGTGCGTTTATTACTAGCAATAGCACTAAGTCTGGAACTACGGGAACCTTGTACGGTGTCGTAGACTTTGCATCATCCCGTGCTGTTATCTCTGGCGACACTCTTGAGGTGACTGTTACGCTGACTGCGGCGAGTGCGTAATGGCTGTCGAAAGCGCAAGTTGGGTTACGCAATTAGTTGACACTAACCCTGTTGTTGGCGATCCTGTAGGCGAGGGTGACGATCATCTGCGAATGATTAAGACTGTTCTTAAGAACAGTTTTCCTTCTACGTCTACTGCTGCGGTCATTCCCAATATGTCTGGGAACGCTGGCAGGGTTTTCATTACGGATGGCACAGACTCCGCATGGTCTAGTGTTATTTATATTGATACTTTAAATAGTCGAGTTGGCGTTAATAACGTTGCACCAACAGCAACACTAGACGTAGATGGCAGCGCAATCTTCAATGAATCAGGCGCA